ATGTCCAAACCTTAGAAGTAGACAACCATATCTTCTATAAAGATGTTGACTAATAGTTATTAATAAAGTATCATACAATTATGCTAACAGACATGCCTAATATTATTGTTACAGGAGGTTGTGGATTTATTGGTTCACATCTTGTTGAGAAATTATCTGAACAAGGATTTGCTGTAACTGTCGTAGACGATAATAGATCAGGCAGTTATTATATAGAGAGGGAGAATATAGAGTATCATAAATGTGATGTTGTAGATTTCAATCCACATCATCATGGAATTGAACCTCCCTCTGCTATATTTCATTTGGCAAATAGTCCTAGGATTAGAAGAGCTTTAGAATATCCTACAGAAACTATTACAAACAATATAGCAACAACATGCGCTGTAGCAGATTGGGCTAGAGTATTTAATTGTAAATTATTTTTTGCTACAAGTTCTAGCACACAATACGCAGAGTCACACGAAAATCCATATACATTTAGCAAGATTATGTGTGAAACAACTCTAAATTTATACAGAAAACTATATTCATTAGATTATGTTTTAATGTATTTTTACAATGTATATGGTCCTGGAGAGGCAGACTATGGAGAATATAGCACGGTTATTAGAAAGTTTAAACAAGACTATCTAGCAGGCAAACCTTTAACAATATATGGCAAAGGAGATAAACAAAGAGACTTTACTCATGTTCATGATGTTATACAAGGATTGTTAGAACTAATGATAGATCCTAACCTGCCTTCAATTGCACATTTTGGAAAGGGTGAACCTAAAACAATTAGTTCTATAGCAGATTGTTTTAAGCATCCTGTTGTTCATACATTTGATCGTAAGGGAGAGGCACAACGCACCTGTTGCCCTGCTCCTTATATAGAGTGCCACAATGATGTTCACAAATATATTAAACAATGGGTGCAGGAGAATAAAAATGATGCCAAAAGTGGTAGTAGACAACACAATAGAGATGACTGAAGAAAAAGTTAGTGACGTATTTTTAGTTACAAAGGAGTTTCATACTTCTACAGAGTTTTCTCAGTTTATTGAAAAATCTGCTTTTAATGCACAGACACCATGTATGGATATGATTTGTGATTACTGTATAAAAAAGGAAATAGAGATAGAGTCTATTAGTAAATTTTTAACAGCAAATTTAAAAGCAAAAATTAAAGAAGAAGCATTAGATATGAATCTTCTAAAAGAGAAAAGAAAGACAGAGAAACTTTTATAATGGATGAAGAATGGGATAAGTATTGTGAGTGGACTTATGAGGAATTCTTTTCTGGAATACCTATAGGCAGTAATGTTATAGAAATAGGTCCTGCATTTGGTTTTCATACAAAACTAATACAAAGACAAAAACCTAACCACCATAGATGTATAGAGCCTAATGTTTTGATGAAAGAAGCATTAGAAGAATTAGGTGCAGAAGTTATTTGTAAAAATTATGAAAATTTCTATGATCAAAGAAGGCCAGCAGATGTTGTAGTATGTTGTGGTGTATTATATCATATACTTGCACCTTTAGACTTGTTAGAAAAAATTACTAATTTAAGCAATCCAGATAAAATTATTATTTCTAATATAGTAGTAGAAGAAAATGGATTGGAGAAATACACATACGAAGATGTAAATTTAGGTAGACAAGGTCGTATGTTATATGATAATCCTATAAAGTATTGGCAAAAACTTAAGGCAAACACATTACAAGAGATATTGGAAAGTCAAGGTTATAAACTTATAAAACAAAAAGACACACAGGAGATATGGCCTAAGTATGTATATTATTGGCAAGAATATGAACGCGCTTGAAGCATATAAAATTTACTTATCTATAAAGTTGCATTTTCAAAGAGCAACATATGATATTACAAAACATGGCATGAGAGCAAACATGCCTAGAGAAAAGTTTGAAGCCAAAACAAACATGAAATTAATATTTGGCAAACTTGCAAGGAAGTATAAGAAACAAGAACTAATTAATATAATTGTATTTAACTTTGCTACAGGAGATAAATTTGGAGGCTTTCCATATGATGCTGAGGCAATAGAAGTTTACAAACAAACAAAAGCAAGAAGAGAAAGATTAAGTTACAACTTTGAACAAGATTTATTAGCCATTCAAACTAGAATGGAAAAGGATAATATATTGGATGCAACACAAGGAGACCATCCTCTTATATTAAAGATGCTACTTGGTAAACAAGTAACTATTGAAACGGTCGTTATTTTGAATAGACTATTGAACTTCATTGATGATTATAGTGATGATATGATATTAGGCGACACATGTTTATTGGTATCTAAGTATTCTCCATTTGTAAAAAAGGATACCAAAACTCTGACAGATAAACATGAAAGTCTTATAAATATAATTGCTAGACAGAGGGTTCTGTCTAATACAAATAATATAACGTAATACAACGCAATACAGGAGAAATATATGTCGTTTAATACACTTTCAGACCTCAGAAAACAAAGAGGTAATTTCGACAACTTAATGAAGGAAGTCGAGAAAATCAGTAATCCCACATCCAACTTCAAACAAGGCGATGATCGGGAATGGAAACCAACAGTAGACAAGGCAGGTAACGGTTACGCCGTTATTAGATTCTTGCCTGCTCCACAAGGCGAAGATATGCCATGGGTTAGGATTTGGAATCACGGATTTCAAGGCCCTACAGGTAAATGGTATATTGAAAACAGTCTTACAACGCTTAACAAACCAGACCCTGTGTCAGAATTAAATTCTGAACTATGGAATTCAGGTGTTGAGGCGAATAAAGAGATTGCGCGTAAGCAAAAAAGACGCCTCAATTACTATGCTAACATCTTGGTAGTAGAAGATTCTGCTAATCCAGACGCAGTAGGAAAAGTGTTCCTCTACAAGTTTGGTAAAAAGATCTTTGATAAAATTAAAGATGTTATGCAACCACAATTTGAAGATGAGACTCCAGTAAATCCTTTTGATTTCTGGGAAGGTGCTAACTTCAAACTAAAGATCAGACAAGTAGAAGGCTTTAGAAACTATGATAAAAGTGAATTTGATGCCGTTACTGCTATATCTGATGATGACGCGGGAATAGAAGCTATTTGGAACCAACAACATTCTTTACAAGAGAAAGTTGGCGAGGGAGAGTTCAAGACTTATGAAGAATTGAAATCTAAACTTGATATGGTTTTAAGTGGTGGTGCTAAAGTCGCAACGGCTGAGCAAATCTCGCAGACAACCGGTGATGCTGAAGACGATCAATTTATGGATAAAGTGAAATCCGTCCAAGCATCCAGCAAAACAATTGATGATGATTCTTCTGAAGATGATACATTATCATATTTCAAAAGTCTTGCTGACGAGTAATAAAACGGTATAACGTTTTAGGAGCCGGCTACAAAGTCGGCTCTTTTTTCTATAAATACATTTTATGAAGAAAGATTTATTTGGAATACCTATAGAACATGTCCAAGAGGACCCTCTACCTTTAGAGCTTAGAAACAGACTTCGTGACTCTATTATAGACATATACAAAAGTCGAGAGTGGTGGTTAGAAAAAGAACCTGAAAGAGCTAAGTGGTGGAGACAGTTAAGTTACTTTAATGAAAAAGGACAACATGTTTCTGAAACAGGTGAAGACTCTATGAGAGGTGTAGATGGTTGGGACGAAATGAAAGCCATTATTACACCTTTAGCAGTTAAATACTTTGAGTCTATATCTCACTATCCTTATATAGATTTATTGAGAGAACATTGGCACATATACGGTTGGTGGATGGTTTGTGATGAAAAACAACATTTAAAATATCATCATCACGCGCAACATTGTGTAATAGGTAATTACTATGTTCAAAAAGACGAAGAACATGCTCCTATGAAGTTAAAATCTCCCTTAGATAGTTTAATTATATCCTCTACACCTGGTGTTTCTAAGATACCTTCTGAGGTTGTTTTAAATGGAAAGACAGGAGATTTGTTATTGTGGCCAGGTTGGATAGAACATGAAGTTCCTGGAACAGACACATTAATATACAGAAAAGGAGAAGCACAAGGCGGTTATATACATAATCCAAATAATAAATATGAACGCTTACGAGTTACTATCGTTTTATGTTTTATAGACCCTGCATTACAGTTTGGATATAAACTTACAGGCAGAGGCGTAAACATAAAAGAAGTAGAACAAAAAAGAGAGGTATAATAATTGAATAAGCAAGCGGTTTACGAACAACTAAAAATAGACGAAGGAGTCGTGTATGAAATCTATAATGACCACCTCGGTTATCCCACCTTTGGCGTCGGTCATCTTATCCTCGAAAGTGATGAGGAATTCGGAAGGCCAGTTGGAACTCCAGTTGACGAAGAAAGAGTCAGGGCGTGTTTTGACAGAGACCTTGAAATTGCCATCGGAGAGTGTGATGCTTTATACGAGTCAGGGATCTTTGATGGTTTACCAGGAGAAGTCCAAGAAATCCTGGTTAATATGATGTTCAATATGGGACGAACTAGACTATCTAAATTTAAAAAGATG